CAACGCATCAGACTATAGATGATCAGACTCTTGCCCGACCCTGTAGGACTGAGCAAGAGTTTCCGACCTTCACTAAGAGCCATCCACACTGCATCGATCTGATAGTCTCGTATGTCCAGAGTGGATCCACGGGAACCAAGATTTAGGCCACGACAAAATTCTTCAACTTCTTCACGACTAGGAGCGTCTGTTGGAATAATAAGTTCGGATTCATCGAGTTCATAGTCTCTTTCCTTGCAGAATTTTCTGACATAGGGCAGAAGACCCACATAAAGCTCGCGAGTAAACATACTAAACAATCGAACACGTCCATCCCACATTCTGGACTTGTACAGGGGATGAAATTTTGCTCCAGGTACTTCGAAACTGAAATGATCATTTAGCTCTTGGCTAATGCCTGGGTCTGTATCGATTTGTATGTAGACTGCGTCTTTTTGTCGAACTCGAATCATTAGATCATGCCATTGGTAAACTTATGCCATTCTATGCTGTTTTTAACGTCCCAGGTTCGACTGTTGATGCTGCGCACAATTTGTTCTAGTTGATTCAGAACAGTTTTAAAATATTCTACCTTGTCTTCCAGAGCAATGAGATCGGCATCGGTGGTTAGGATCTCATCCATTTCGTTCTTGAGCGGTTTGTTGCCCTGAAACTGCTGCCATTCTTCGGCAGCCAGCTCTTCACGAGTCATTTCACCTCTGTAATACTTATACTTTTTTCTACGAAGATTTAGGTAGTCACTTTCGGCTTTGCGGAGATTGAGCCTGGCGCTGCCCAGCCAATTTAGGTACTTGGCATGCAGTTGTGGTGTACGAACTGCTTCGCGACCTAAATTGGTTTCGTCAATGCGACTATCTTGGGACCAGGCATCCTGGAGTTCACTGAGTTTCATAACAAAAAAGCAAAATTATGACTGCGGACCAAAGTTAATGATCTGAGCAGGATTGCCCTGGAAGCAGAAGCTGCCATAATGGTTAAGACTGATGCTAGGATCCAACCAAATATCACCACCCATGCTCTGCCAACGACGACAGAATGTATAGTCCTCACTCAGATAACGGCGATCCTTGGGATCAATCATGGTATCGAACAACGCATAGAACATGTCATTCAAATCCTGACCGATGTTGAGGTCGTTGTTGTATTTGAGTTCAGGATATGCAGCTATCATCTTGTCAATGGCTGTACGTTTGATCATCATGAAACCTGTTCCAGCATCATGCAATTTAATGAGTCCACGCTCAATGGCAATCTGTTTAAGATCACGATTTACAAACTGAAAGTTGATGGCATAATCCGAACCAAAAGCAGCAATTTGACGATCATCGTGCCGTACATCTTTCTGGTCTGATACAGCTTCCTTGATGCGCTGCCAGTTGACGCCTTTCTTGGGATAGGCACCAACAACAATATCTTTGTCGTGATACATGAGCTTGATGACATCTTCGATCTGATATTCGATATCAGCATCAATGAACAAGAGCTTGGTAAAGTTAGACTGCAGGAAATATGCAACCAAAACATTACGAGCACGAGTCACCAGACTCTCGTTGGCAATGGTACCAAAAGCCAGGGGAATTTTATGTTGATTGCAGAAAGTCAACAATTTTACCGTACTACGGAAGTAGGGTTCGGTCAAAGCACCACCATAACAAGGAGTTGCTACGAAGATACGCTCTTTCTGTAGATCACCAATATTGACCTGAATGGTATTTTGACCTGGGGCCGGGGGGAGTTGTGGTGTGGCTTGTTTGAATTCTTCAGGCGTAAAACCTGGTGGGAAACTACTTACCTCTACTGGCGGGACAGAGGTAGGAACTTGATCAGACATAATATCTCCAATTCAAAAATAACTAAAGAACCTCTACATCAAAATACTTATATTTGAATGATGCAATGGCAGTAAAATACTCTAGTGTAGCACCTGTGACATCGAAGTCAAGTGCTTCTAGGCTAATAGGGAATAAATCCCTGAACAAAATTCTGGTCTGTGGTAGGTTACTACTATTTAGTATGGTCAAAGTACCGTCACTATAGGCTCCACCATCACCAGTATTGAATGGGAAGATGTCGCGACGCGATTGAACAAAACTACCAAATTGGTTGAAGTCATAGGGAAAACCAAGAGCTATGAGCCAACGATAGAGCTCAAGATAATTGCCCATGTCTTCGGTTATGATGAAACGAACAGTAAATTCTCCAAAATTTATCTTATCGCCTATTCTAGGCAAGTCCGTAAAAGGTGTCGATTGAACTGCAAAGCCTAAATTCAAGGCCGGTAGGTTAGCACTCTGACATGTAAAATTGGTATTGGGCAAATCTTTGATGCTGAATAGAAAACTATTCGGTCTAAGGAAATTGACCGTACTTGGACGTGTGCGTGTCCAATTTTCTTTGATTATTGTGGCGTTGCTTGTGTACATTAATTCTTTCTATAGCAGTATCCAAATCCATAGTCGTTTGGGCATAGGTTTTCATAGGACACCCATTTGTTTTTATCTAGATTTCGCAAAAACAAATATGGTCCAGGATGAGCCTTGGTATCGTGCCAGCCGACTACAGCGCCAGGACTAAGGAATTGTGTATATTCCCATTCTTTTAAAACCTGATTAATACTGTGCCATCCATCAATAAACAAATAATCAATTTCATTGATACCAATTTCTAGCATTTTTTTACGAACTGTTGCTATGTCTTCAGACCTAACAATCATGGTATGAATCCCCTTGTTGGGATCATGCACATGACTTGAATCTTGAATATCGATACCCAAATACTTACCATCAGCATCTAGGTTTTTCAAAAGAGTCGAAGTAGATGCTGATCCATGATCCATGAAAAACTTTATACCAACACCAATTTCTAAAATTGTTCTAAGAGGTCTGCCAGTTCGTTGTTTGAAGTTATCTATGGAAAACTGCAAAGCTCTGTGATTATCCAATGTAAAGTGCGAATATGGTCCAGCCTGATCGGGCGGAATATTCCAAGATACATTCATTCTTGCACGTAGGGGTTCATCAACATCATCATCTGAATCATGAAATCTTATATCTTTTACCAAATCATTACGCCATAGCATAAAAATCTCCTAATGTAATATCAATATTTATATTGAAAAAAAGGGGCGCCTAAGCGCCCCAATCGTCGATCTGTGTCGACTTCATAGTCGGTCCCGCAAGACCAACTTTATTACATGAGGTTTACAACACGGGTCTTGCGATAGTACTGATTGCGGTTAGCGGTGAAGCTATCTGCATCGTTAGCACCGTTAGCAGCAGTTACATATGGGTTAGCGATTAGACCGTAACGAGTCTTGAAGCCAATCTTTGGCTGGAAGCTGTTAGGATCGATGGCACGAACCATTTGCAGAGGCACGTATGGGCAATAGAAAATACCAGCGTCATAAGGACTTGCACCCTTATAACCTACCATGTAAAACTGGTTAGCAGCACCAAGGTTGCCAGTATATGGGTCGATGTATACACGGAAACGACCGTTCAATACACCAGCAAAAGTATTGCCTGTATCGTCAACTGTGAGGTTGGTGCTCAGTGCAGGAGCATAATCAAGCACACCAGCCATGGCCAGGGCGCTAGCTACGTCTGCAGAGCAAACAATGATGTTACCTTTGCCACGACGTGTGTCTTGGGCAATATGGTTGGCATCACGCTCAATGTTGAACAACAGACCTTTGAAACGCTCTACGCTCCAACGACCGTTGGAATCAACGTCAAGGTCAAAAGTACCAGGAGCTGCAGTAGCTGGGCTACCAATTTTGGCTACTTTGTAGATCAAACGAACTACTTCGCGGTTGATCTCAAACATGAACTCTTGGCTAAGGATGTTGCTTAGCTCAGCCTCAGCATCCAAACCATGAATGGCTTTCAGGTCCTGAGCAAGTTCAACTGTGTATTCTGCTTTAAGCGCACGGCTCTTGGCAGTAACAGTTGTCTTGTCAATTGCAAAAGACATTTCATTGTAGTCTTGAGCAGCTTCCATGTTGGCTGTGCTATTAGCTGTACCAGTGGTATAGCTGCCAGTTGCCAGGATGTTGCTAATAGAACCACTGTGGGTGCTAGTTGCGTCACCACTGAAGTCGGTGTCGGCTTCGTTGTACAGTGCTTCGTACTGACCACGGTCGGTGGCTGTACGGTTTGAACCATACATGGCACGCATTGCAAAAATCAGGCCCGTAGGACCAGTCATGGGCTGAACACCGCAGATGTCATAGGCCATGAGGTTAGGCATGGCACGACGAACCAATCCAATAAGGATGGGGTCATACTTGGCAACACCAACTGTACCGTCACCAATGCTGTTAGCAGGAGTTTCGGTCAACATTGAGCTACGCTCTTCACGCAGTGCTTTTTCTTGGTTCTCAAGAAGAACACTGGTTACTTGACGCTTATAGCTGTCTTTGATTTCGGGGAGATCTGGATGGTCCAGAATCTGTGCCCATTTGCTTTGAAGTTGTTCGGACAAAAACATTAAGGTCTCCTAAAGGATCTTTGTAATATTTATTACTTACTTTTTCTTGACGGTTCTTGAGAGAGCCTGAGCATACTGGTTTACAACACTATCAGCACTCATGTTGGCCGGTGCTTGTGAAGCGTCTTCGACCAGATTCTGAACTGACGATGCTGCAGCAGGTGCATTCTTAGGAAAGTAATTTTCTTTGATGACATTTACTTTGTCTTTGAATAACTGCTCATCTTCGAATTGAACACCTTCCAAGAGCTTGTTCAGCTTTGACTTTTCGGTGTCGGCGAGATCTTTGCTCATCTCGGCAATAACAGCCAGGCGTTGCATCTCAACAACCTGTTGTTTGAGCTCAACATTTTCGTTCATGACTTCGTCTACTTGAGTCTGAAGTTCCAATGCTGTTGCTTCTAGTTCACCTAGTACATCATATTTTTCTTCAGGCACTTCAATATAGTGTTCTTTGAAT